TGGAGGCGCTGCCGTTGGTGCTGACAAGGCAGAAAGTGGCCGTGCGGCCAACGTAGACGGAACGGCACCAGTGATGGGCAGCAGTCCCGGTTTCCCCGTGCTTATACTTCACCTTGCTATTGCCCGCCTTATAGTAGGAATATTGCAGTTGGAAATTCTTTTCCGCGCTGTTGGCGTAGGACCTGGCCCCGTGGTATTCAAACTCCGCCAGCAGGAAAAGATAGTCCGTTGTGCTGGTGACATAGCTGGCATTGTCAGGACTTCCGCCGGTGTTGTCGCTGTACTTGGTCACGGACTTCATAACGGCCCGCAGGTCGGACGGCAGGGCGGCCAGCATGGAGTTGGCCGGGGGGCTGGAGGGGGTCCCGCTGTTGCCCAGCAGGGTCTTTCTCATATAGCTGCCATTCCACCCGCCGCTGTTGCTGTTGTTGGGGTTCATGTTGAAATAGCCGTTGCCGCTCTGGCCGCTGCCATACTGGCTATCACACAGGCAAACGTCTTTCCCTCCGATCTTGCCGATTTGGAAATGGATCCGGTTGGTGCCCTCCCGGCTGCTGTTGTGGTTAAAGCCGATAATAAAGGCGTCAATGGCCAGATTGGAAAAAGTGAAATTCCCCACCTTGCCGTTGATGGTGATCCGCTTGGTGTCGCCCACGCTCCAATAGTTTTCACCCTGGCCGGCGTCGGAAACTTCCTTGATGGTGGCCCATGTATTATCATTCAGGGAGGTGGTGGGCAGGGTCACGGACACGCTGCAGGTCCTGTTTGCTGGCGCGGTGTGGTTGGTTCCCTCTGCCACCTTGACGGTAATGGTGGCGGTGCCCTTGGCCTTGGCGGTCACAGTCACGGTGGTGCCGGACACGCTCACCGTGGCTACGTTGGTGTTGCTGGAGGAGGCGGACACAGCCCCGTTTCCGGCCCGCGTCACGGAAATGGTGCCGGACATGGTTCCCGTACTCAATGCCAGGCTGGACTTGTTCAAACTGGAGGATCCCGCCGCCTTGCCGATGGACCAGGCCACCGTCTTTGCCGCCGTGCTACCGTCACTCCACTGGTAATTGGAAACCGGGGTAAAGGTGGCGTTGTAACTGCCCGCGTTGGTTCCGCTGGTGGTCCCGCCGATTGTCAGCTTTGCGGCGTCGTGCCCGCTCCAGACGGGGGACTGGGCCGATCCGTTGTAGGTTAGGGTTCCGCTCTGGCTGGGCACCCCCACGGACGCCCGCCCAATGGACCAGGCCACCGTCTTGGCCGTCGTGGTCCCGTCACTCCACTGGTAATTGGCTCCGGGGGTAAAGGTGGCGTTGTAGCTGCCCGCGTTGGTTCCGCTGGTGGTCCCGCCGATTGTCAGCTTTGCGGCGTCGTGCCCGCTCCAGACAGGGGACTGGGCCGATCCGTTATAGGTCAGGCTCCCGCTCTGCGCAGGGATCCCCATGATAATGGCCCGCCCGATGGTCCAGGTCACGCTCTTGGCGTCCGTGGTGCCGTCCCGCCACTTGTAGCCCTCCACGGGGGTGAAGGTGGCCGTATATGTCCCGGCGTTGGTCCCCGTGGTTTCCCCGGTCATAACCAGGGCGGCGGGGTTGTAGTTGTTCCAGACGGGTGCCTGCTCCGCCCCTGTAAAGGTCAACACGCCGCTTTGACTGGGCACCGCGTCAATGGTGCTGGTCAGGTCTGTAATGGCTTTCTGCGCCGTTTCTGCGGCCTCCTGGGCCGCTCTGGCCGCCGCCATGGCCGCCTCCGCGTCCTCCAACGCTTTCCGGGCTGCCGCCAGCGCGGTGTCCGCCTTACCGTCCGCCGCCTGCGCCGCCTCCAGGGCCTCCCTGGCAATCCGCAGGGCCTCCGCCACCGCCGCCGCCAGGTCCGGGTGGGCGTTTTCGTCGGTGTTGTGGGCCTCGATCAGCCCGGCCAGGGCTGCCTCCAGTTCCGGCTTGATGGTTTCATTGAAGTACAGCAGCACGTCCTCCGCAGTCATCCACGCCCCCGCCGGATAGGTCAGGGTGGCGTCCACCCCGGACGTGACACGGATGGAAATGGGGAAATTCCGCACGTCCGGCGCGGTCCCCTCCACATAGGCCGCTATGGGCTGGCGCTGGTGGCCCAGGCTGGCGTAGTAGATCATAACGGGGTCCCCGGTGTCCGGGTCCTCCGCGTAGACGCCGAAACCGCCGATCCATTTGTCCTCTTTCAGCCCGCCGTCCAGGTCGCTGCGGAACTGGACGATCATGCCCACCTGGTTGCCCTTGACGGTGGGGACCGTGCTGGTGCCCGCCGGTCCCGGCTCCAGGGGGGCGATCAGCTGGCGGGCGGTTTCCTTGTCCTCCACCGTCCCCAGGTCCATGAACACGCCGGACAGTTTCAGCGTTTGCCCCGCCACCATTTTGGCCAGCAGTTGGTTTCCGGCCTCGGTGATCACAAAACCGTAAAACATTTTTTCCTCCTTACTCCGCCGCCGGTATGGTGGTGGCGGTAAATGTACTAAATGCGCCGCAGGCCACGGCGTCCGCGTCCAGGTCCACGGCCCCCTCCGGCAGCGTGGTGGTGTTGATGGACCCCACCGCGCCGATCAGGACGGCCACGGCGTTGTGGTCGTAGTCCATGGGCGCCTCCGGCAGCGTGGTCACGGAATAGCCCGGATCCAGATAGCCGGCAAAGGTCAGGATCTCCTCCTCAAAGGTGGAAATGGTGATCACTTCATCCAGCCAGCTGGACAGGCGTTTCACGTTGGCCAGGACCCGCCGGAACTCCGCCAGGTCCGTGGGATCCACCTGCCCGCCGTCGCCCACATACGCCCGGAAATGGTGTGGGTCCCCGTCATAGTCAAACCATTCTTCTATGTAGCCGCTGCCGAAAATGGTTTCTATGATCTGGTTACAGGCCGCCGGGGTGCCCATGCGGGCGTAAAAGGTCAGGGTCCCCTCGATCAGCGCCCGCTTGACCTCAATGGAAAATTTCTGATTATAGGCCGGGGTCCGCAGTTCCACCGCCAGCACGTCCAGGATCTTCTCCGGCATGGAGGCCACGGCGGCGTAAATATGCACCCCGTCCGCGTAGGCGCACAGTTTTTCGATCTGCCGCCCCAGGGCATAGGCAAAAGCCTGGGTTTCCAGTTGGCTGGCCAGGTTCTCCGGCATAATGTCCGTGAAACGGCTGCCCCGTAGGTCAATCATCCTCCAGCCCTCCATAGTGGACGGCCTGGCCGTTCAGCACCGCCACGGACTTGGCGCCCACGATCTGGTGGACGGGGGCGGCCATTTCCACCCGCTTGGCCCCCGCCGCCATGACCATTTCCCCCAGCTTGGAGGGGTTAATGTCCCGGCCTATGGCCCGCTGCCATGCGGTATATTGGCCCACAGCGGCGGCCACGGCGGTCTGAATGTCCACGGCCCGGTTGCTGTCGCTCCGGTTGATGTAATAGGTCAGGTCGATGGAGTATTCCACCTCCGCCGGGGCGGCCACCCGCACCAGGTCCGTCATGGGTCTAATGTTGTTGTCCCGCAGGTAGTTTTCCAGGCCGGTGATCATTTCCTCCGGCGGTTTGCTCCCGTCCGTCATAAGGAAATAAAGATCCACGGTGCCCGCCGCCTGGTCGCTCACCACCACCACGTCGCCCACGTTCACGTTGAACTTTTTGGCGTGGTATTTGTAATTTGCCTCCGGTCCGGCGGTGGAGTAGGATCCGGGGAACAGGTAAACCCGCTCCGCCAGGTGGTCGTCGCTCTCCACCTCCGCGCCTCCGGCGGTCACGGTGATATTGGACACGCTGGCCATGTAGGGGATCGGGTCCACCAGCTTGGACAGTTCCCCCACGGCCAGGCGGTTGCCCGCCTCTCCGGTCATGGTACAGGCCGCCGGCACGTCCACCGACATGGCCCCCGCCGGGATCTCCATGTATTGGGTGGTTGCGAAGTACACGGACCAGTCCGGCACCGCCGCCCTGGTGCCCACCGGGATCCCCGTGGCCGCCTCCCGCTCCGCCGAAAGAGTAAAGCGCAGGGTGGTGGTGGCCGCCGCCTCCGGTTCCCGTGTCAGCCCCTTAAAGGCCGCCAGGTGGTCCAGGAAATTGGAATAGCTGTATTTCAAAAGGTTCTGCTTGCCCGCTCGGTCAATGTACTGCAGGGCGTGGTAGATTTGCGCCGCCGCCGCGTATAACTCCATACGGTGGGGGCTTGCCCGGTCCAGGGTCAGCGGGCGCCCGGTGGCCTGGGACATAAATGCCTCATAGTCCGCCACCATTTCCCCGCGTATATCCTCCACCGTTGCCCCGTCGATGAAACTAACGTCCGGCAGGTTCTTCACTACCGAAATTTCAGGCACGGGTGATCACCACCTTTGGCTTGATGTGCCCTTGTTCTCCATAACTCCATGTAACCTCATAGACCCGCACCCACGGAATGAACTGCGGGACCTTTTTTGTTACCTCCGCCGTGTATAGGCTTTTTACCACCTCCGGGGGCTTGTCCACATAGTTCTGTTGGATCCCAAACTCCCGATCCAGCGGCATGGTGCCCACCTGGGTGGACAGCAGCAGGGCCAGCTGCCGGTCCAGTTCCGCCAGGGCGTTGTCCTGGAACGTGTATTCCAGCTTGAAGTCGTACAGCTGCAAGTTGGTCCCGTGTGTCATGTGTATTCCTCCAGGGTAATGGTCAGGTTTGCCTTGGCCAGTTCGCCGTGGCCGTACATATCCCCCCATGTTTCACTGGAGGCGGTCAGGCGGAACGGGTGGCGGCCCACCGGCCTGCCCTTTATGATCAAATATTCCGCGTCGCCGCTCTCCACCATGCGCTCCACCAGTTCCAGCATTTTGCGGGGTTTGACGCCCAGGCCGGCGGACAGGGTAATGGGCAGGGTGATCTTTTGATTGCCTGCCCCTAAAAATTCCGGTTTCGGCTTTACGCCCATGACCTCATGCTCCACCCACCGGCTGGAAACCTCGCGGGTCATTCCCTTAAAGGTCAAAACGGCGCTGTCGCTCACCTGAAAGACGATCCCGCCCAGCGATCCAATGGCCACAGCTTACCCCCCTATCCTCACATTCCCGCTGCCGTCCTGGACCGTCCCGCCGATGGAAACGGCGTCCCCGATCCTGGCGGCGGGCTTTTTGTTAATGAATACCGTGGAACTCCCGGCGGCGATCACGTCCTGGTGTCCGGGGTGTGTGACACAGCCGTGGGCGGCGTAGTGGTCCCCCACCCGGCCAGCGCCCCGTCCGTTTATATTCACGTCCGGGCTATACTCCACCAGGGGAACAGGTGGGCAGGCGTCGTGTCCGGTGCATTGGTCCCCTTTGCGTGTTGCCGCCGGCATGGCCTCCGCCTCCTCTCCTTTAGTTCAGGTCAATGGTTTTCCCGTTGATGGTGATGGCGCCGCCCGCCGTAATGTTCAGGGTCCCGTCACAGTGGATCGTCAGGTCCTTGGCCTTGCCGTCATAGCGGACCATGGCCACGCCGGGGGCGCGGTCCATGTCCAGGCGGTACAGCTTTTCCGCCCCCTCCGGGGGCTTGGTCTTTTCGCTCCAGGGGCGGCCCAGGACCACCCCGGCCTCGGTGCCATTGGACAGATGGAGGACCAAAACCTGATCCCCCACCTCCGGCATACTGTAAACCCCGGAAAAAACCGTGGACAGAATGGGGATCATGCGGGTCACGTCGTCGTCCTTTTCGTGGTACACCACCCGCACCATGCCGGCGGGGTGGTCCACGGCTGAAACCTTGCCCAGCCGGATCTCGTTTCCCATGTGCGCCTCCTCTCCTCATTCCACCAGGGACAGGTCCAGGTCCATGGTGTAGCCGCTGCCGCCGATGTGGTGGGTGATCTGGTCAATGTAATATTTCCCGGACAGTTTCCCCAGGCCCACCATGGCCACGCATTGGGAGGCCACCAGGGAGGCAGTGCCCATGATGGTCACGGACATTTTGCTGGCGCCATGGTTGGCGTTGGCCACCGCCGCCTTGATCTTGCGCTCCGCGTCGGCTTTGTTGTCCGCCTTGCCGGAAACTTTCAGGATCCGGGGACCCTCTCCCACGTTGACCTTTATTTCCTCCTCGGTGCCGGGGTCCGTGTATGTGTACTCCCCGCCGGTGTAGGTGCCGGCCAGTTTCCGGTCCCAGTTCCAGGACTGGATCATGTCCGGGGTGATGGTGGCCGCCGGCCCTTTGGCCTTGTATGCCTCCCGGTCAAAAACCACGATTTTTTTAGAATAGACTTTCATGGCCAGGCCGTAGGTGCTGCACAGTTCCATGTAAAAATCGCAGTCGGTCCGCTCGGATTGCTCTATGGTCTTGATCTGAATGGGGCCGCCCTCCACGTCATAGGACAGGGACACGCCCGCCCGGCCCGCGATCTCCTTTCCGATCTCCTCCACGGTGACATTTTCCCAGGTTTTGCTCCGCTCGGTTTCCCGGAAAGAACTGTCCGCCGGGACGGACACGCCGGAAATGGTGCCCGCTATGGGCCAGCCGGAAAAATTGAAGTTGTCCAGCACAAAGGACCCGCAGGGCAGGATCCGGGTGTCACCCGGTCCGGCCCAGTCCATGGCCTTGATGGTGGCCGCCAGGGTGTCCCCGGTTTCAGGAAACCACGGGCCGATCCACTTTCCGCTCCGGTCATGGATCGAAACGTCTATGCTGTCCGCCTCTCCGCTGGCCGGGTCTGTATAGGTCACGTCCTTTTGGTAGCCGCTCATTTTCCCGGACACAGCCGCGCCGTTCCAGATCAGATCCACATACGCCCGCCGTGTCCTCATGCCTCGGTCCTCCATATCGGCATATTATCCGCCAGACTGTCCGCCGGCGGGTCCGGCGTCTGGAGGACCACCCCGGCCTGAAACCGGAACGTGTCCAGGTGGGGGTGGTTGTTCTCCATCAGCCAGCCGGTATATTTCACGCTGCCATAAACCCGGTGGGCGATAGCGTCCCAGGCGTCCCCCTGCCGGGTGGTATATGTGCCTGCCATGGTCCGCTCCTCCTTTACCGTGTGGACGCGCTCAAATTCTTGCGGCGCTCCTCCGCTTTCAGCTGGTTATACAGGCGCTTGAA